AACCACCCAGCCCATCACGAACTACATCCCCGTGCTTCAAAGCGCAGCGGCGGGAGAGGCACGTTTCGACCACGATCCGGTGACGGGAGAGTCCAAGGGGCTGCTTATTGAGGAGCAGCGGACGAATCTGTTAGAGCGTAGCGAAGAGTTTGATGATGCCTACTGGACAAAAGATAATTCTGCGGTAACGGCTAACACGATTGTTGCTCCTGATGGAACACTAACTGGTGATAAACTAGCTGAAAATACTGCTACAGACTCACATTCAGTAATAAAAACAAACTTACTAGCAGCAGGAACAACATACACTGCTTCAATTTTTGCAAAAAAAGCAGAAAGAAACTATCTTGTTATTACTGGATATGGCGGTTCAGCTGTAAATTTAAGCGCTGAATTTGACTTAAATAATGGCGTAGTGTCTAAGTCAGAAACGGGAGCAACCGGAGTAATTCAATTTGTTGGAAACGGTTGGTATCGTTGTTCAATGACATTTACTCTTTCTTCTACACCAGCAACAGATCGTATTATTTTTGCGGTTTCAGACGGCGGTGATTTTAATGACGCTTATGGTAGGTCTTACACCGGCGATGGCTACTCCGGCATCTACCTCTGGGGCGCTCAGCTAGAAGCGGGAGCCTTCCCCACCTCCTACATCAAGACCACCTCTGCCCAAGCCACGCGGTCCGCTGACAGTGCTTCCATGACCGGGACGAACTTCAGTGAGTGGTATCGGCAGGACGAGGGGAGCTTGGTTGTAAATGGGATTTCTGCGTCTGGTATTGCGAGCAACGCCCAAAGTTTTTACACGATTCACAACAACTCAAATAGCAATTTAATAACCTTTGGCAGAAACCCATCGACTAACCCGTCTTTATATATCCAAAAAGATGGATCAGCACAAGCCGCTATTATATCTACGCAATCATTAAGTGATAACCAAGAAATAAAAGCAGCAAGCGCTTATGGATTCAATAACTCCGCTTCTTCTGTTGACGGAGAAACAGCGCAGACGGATTCTTCTTGCGTCATTCCAAGTGTTTTGACGTTAAGGTTTGGTGACAGAAATGATGGTCTCAGAACTCTAAACGGCCACATCAAACGCCTAGCTTACTACCCCGCTCGCCTAACCAACGCGCAGCTTCAAGCATTGACGGAGGGTTAAATGAACTTCTACCTGAAAGCTGAATCGGAAGAAGCCCTCTGGGAAGCCTTGGAGGCTAAGGGGCTGGCGGTGAAGGACTATGACCCGGACGATCCTCTGAACCAGCGGCCAGAAGGTGACGACGCATGGAAGCCCACGGGAGCCTTTACCCATCGCTTCACGGGCATCGCTCTGGACGTTATCGGGACGATCTACAAGCCGACCGGGGAGACCCTCACGGACGAGGAGGGCAATGAATACCCCGAGATGGCACCGCTTGACGGCTTCCACGCTAACCTGATTGCTGACGACGCCGAGGGCCTACCGACCATTGACGAGCCTGCGCATCCCTATCGGGTGTGGGCATGATAGATGGAAGCCGAGCTGCGACTAGAGCTGCTGTTGAGCCTGTGGCCGGTTGCAGCGGCCTTCGTATCTGTCATTATCGTGTTGGCGAAGATGCACGCGGACGTTGAGACCATCAAGGAGAAGATCAGGGTACTCTTTGATTTGTGGAACGACAGAAACAAGTAATCAGCAAAGGGCCAACCATGACGAACAACGCAACCATCATCATCGACGACAAAGAATACGAAATCGACGCTCTGCCGGAGGCAGCGAAGGTCAACCTTGCTCGGGTGCAACAACTCCAGCGGGAGATCGGTGAGCTGCAGATGGTCCTAGAAGAGCGCCAGCTAGTCCTGCAGGCCCGGCAGAACGCCGTGGTCAAAGCTGTGCAGGAAGCCGAGTTCAACGCGGAGAACGCTAAGGAAGCTCCGCCGAAACTGGATGAGGTAGCGAATGCGTAGCGACTACAAAAGAGGGGGGTCGGTAAAGTCCCCCGCGTGGACGCGCAAGGAGGGCAAGAACCCGAAGGGTGGCCTCAACGCCAAAGGCCGTGCCTCTGCTAAACGGCAAGGTATGAACCTCAAGCCGCCGGCGCCGAACCCGAAGACGAAGAAGGACGCAGGACGCCGCAAGTCATTCTGTGCCCGGATGTCCGGTATGAAGAAGAAGCTCACGAGCGAGAAGACGAAGAACGATCCGAATAGCCGGATCAACAAAAGCCTCAGGGCTTGGAACTGTTAAGTGCCGTCAAAGAGCGAAAAGCAAAAGCGTTTGATGGCTGCAGTTGCCAATAACCCGAAGTTTGCAAAGCAGGTCGGCATTCCACAATCTGTGGGTAAAGAGTTTGAGCGCGAGGACAAAAAGATGGCTAACTGCGGAACGAAACGTATGCGAGCTGGCGGGATGACGGGGTTTAAGCCCTGCGCTGCATGCCCTAACGAAGCTGCATGTGCCGCCAAAGGCAAGTGCATGCTCAAGTCGAAGGGTAAGGCTAAGCCCAAAGCCATGGCTATGGGTGGCAAAGTGCCGGGGTACAAGGCAGGTGGCTTCCCCGATCTGAACAAGGACGGCAAGGTCACTCAGGCTGACATCCTCCAAGGCCGTGGCGTCAAGAAAATGAGTGCGGGTGGCAAGGTCCGTGGCGCCGGTATGGCTAAGAAGGGCGTTCGCCCCTGCAAGATGAGCTAAGGAGATAGGTCATGCCGAGCAAACTAGAACAGGCCCAAGCTAAGCGCGTAAAACAAGTTCGTGGGCGTTCTCCTGGGCGAGCGTTTTCTGCTGCCGAAAGCCGTCGCCGGGCTGCTGATCCGGGTATGCGTGACCGACAGAAAGAAATCGGGCGCAGCGCTAATAAAGCACAGGCCGAGCGGTACCAAAAGACCGCATCTCGCGCCATGAAGAAGGACATGGAGATCGCCAAGAAGGCCCGCGATGCGGCTAACGCTGCAAGTAACCGCGTTATGCGCGCCGCTGCTAAAGGGGCTGGTCGGATGCTTGGTGCGGTCCCTGCCGCTGCGTTGACCGGCGCTGAAATGGTTGAAGCTGTTGTTGATCCGATGGCCGAGAAGACAAAAGCCGAGCGTCGAAACTATAACGAGCGTGCTGGCACCAACCGTACTACTTCTCGCCGTAGCACTCGCCAAGCTATGGACAACACTCGACTAGACCGTCTCCGTGCTCGGGACATGACCGGGGTAGAGATGAAAAAAGGCGGTAAGGTCCGTGGCTGCGGTATGGCTAGGAAGGGCGTTCGGCCCGCTAGGATGGTGTGATGCGCTGCTACTACAAGAAAGGCGGAACGGTGAAGGACGAGTGCTATCGTAAGGTGAAGCGACAGTACAAGGTGTTTCCCTCTGCCTACGCATCGGGCGCCATCGCCAAGTGCCGGAAGAAGAAAGCTCGTGGCGGTTCGTAAGACAGCTAAGGGCGCCGCCCTCAAGCGCTGGTTCAAAGAGGACTGGAAGGATGTCCGAACCGGTAAAGAGTGCGGTCGCCAGAAGGGCGAGAAGCGCGGGACTCCGTACTGTCGCCCGAGTAAACGTGTGTCGTCAAAGACGCCCAAAACGGCCTCTGAGATGACGACTGCCGAGAAGAAGAGCAGGGTGTCGCAGAAGAAGAGTCTCGGCCAGCCAGCAGGCAAACCCCGCCGTGTGAAGCCTCTGAAGAGGAAGAAGTAAATGGCAACGTCCGGTACAACAGCGTTCAACATGGACTTCACGGAGATCGCCGAGGAAGCATGGGAGCGTGCCGGACGAGAAATGCGTTCCGGTTATGACTTGCGTACGGCGCGCCGATCCATGAACCTTATGACCATCGAATGGCAAAACCGTGGGCTTAACCTCTGGACCATCGATGAAGGAACCGTCAGCCTCACCAGCGGCACTGCGCAATACACGCTCCCTGCCGATACCGTTGACCTACTGGAACAAGTTATTCGCACGGGGTCGGGGTCCACGCAGCAAGACCTGACCATCAACCGGATCAGCGTCAGTACCTACGCCTCTATTCCGAACAAGACGACGACCGGGCGCCCGATTCAGTTTTGGATTGAGCGGCTCGTAGACGCCCCCAGGATCAACGTCTGGCCCGTGCCAGACAGCAACGACTACACCTTCAAGTATTGGCGCATGCGGCGCATTGAGGACGCTGGAGCTGGCGTACAGACGGCTGACATGCCCTTCCGGTTCCTCCCCTGCTTGGTGGCGGGGCTCGCGTACAACATCGCTCTGAAAACGCCGGAATTGCAGCAGCGCATTCCGATCCTGAAGGCTATGTACGAGGAAGAGTTTGAGCGCGCGGCGAGCGAAGACCGGGTGAAGACCAACGCCCGCTTTGTGCCGCGCATAGGACGTATCTGATGGGTAATCG